ATAGGCCCGTACACTGGTAGATGTAAGCGCTGTGAATCTGATGATTTGTGGGATGATTGCACTGCGTATGGCTGCAATAATTGTGGTGCAGTTTATTCTAACTGAGGATCAAAATGACTGACCAAACCGCGTATCTCCTGCAAGAGAAGGTAGCTGAACTATCAGCAGCCCTGCTAGAACGGCATCCTCGTATGCCAACTCTTCTTCGAGAAATCCATACCACTCTCAGCAAATACCCTGAACAAGTAACACTCATGAGTGAGGATGATGTTCGTGCAGTAGTGGAAGGGTTGAAAGTTCAGACTGGCGTGGAGTTCGCAGCTACCGCAACGAAGAGTTCTGGCACGAAGAGTCTTGCTGCGAAGGTAGCTAAACTGGGCGCGGATGCGTTTTGATATGGCATCTCATAACTTTGACGGAACCCCAATCTATCTAGCAGCGGGACTGACATGTCAGTATTGGGATCATCAGAAGCTGTTCTCAACGCCCGCGAGTATCTCGTCATTGAAGGAATCAGCTGGTCTTGGCCCCAATTCCTCTCCTACTGGACGTACTTTGCCCAGCGACCAGGAACTTATCGCCGCCAAGATTACAAATCTACCTCACTCCTAATCGAGATATACAAATGTCTACCACAGACTTTCAGCTCGATCAATTTCTCGACGCTGCACCAGTGGGAAGTTTCGATATTGCCGAATCTATCGACGGAGGAGCAAGAATCGCTGGCCCAGAAACTTTCCGTGAGGAAGGATATACAGGCACGACTGACTACCGTATTCGCCAACTATCATACTCATCCCTCCTCAACTTACATTCGTGCCCCAGAAAGTTCCAACTTAACCGTTTGCGAACCAGTCACCGCGCCGAAGAAGATATCAAATCCAGCATCACATTCGCCTACGGCCATGTCGTCGGAGAAGCTATCCAACTTGCGCTCACTGGTCTTAGCAAGGAACAGATAATCTGGAAGATGTTCCTAATGTGGCACACTGATCTGCTAGCCAGAGATGACAAGGGGAATAAGTCTTTCTGGGAAGCCTGTGTTGCACTGGATAAATTTCTCAGTCTTCGTGAACAAGGATTCCTCAATGAATACGAATTGGTCTACTACCAAGATCGTCCTGCTTGTGAGTTGTCTTTCTGTATTGAACTCCCTGATGGTTTCCGTCTGCGTGGTTTTGTCGACGCAGTACTCCGTCATCGCACAAGTGGAAAGATCCTTGTGCTTGAATGTAAGACCACCGGATCATCAACACTGAACCCGGCAACTTATAAGAACTCGGCACAAGCGATCGGGTATTCGATTGTGCTGGATCATATGTTCCCGGAGATGAGTTCGTATGAAGTTCTCTATCTGATCTACACCACGAAGGATAGGGAATATAATCCGATCCCATTCACGAAAACATACCTGCAACGCGCACTTTGGATTCGTGAACTGTTGCTCGATGTGGAAATGATTAAGCTGTACGAACAAGCAGAAGTATATCCGATGCACGGTGAGAGTTGTTTTAACTTCTATCGTGAGTGTGAATACTTCCAGACTTGCACACTGAGTACGGAGTATTTGACGAAACCTTGTACACCGGAAGAAGAGGATAAGACGGAATACCAGGTAGTCATCGGACTTACTGATTTGCTAGATACGCAACTGGAGAAATTGTCATGAAATATCTTATCGTAGTGTTCACCAATAAAGACCTGCATAATCCTTGCATCATCGGATCAGATCTTTCAAAGATGTCAGCCGAAAATAAAGCGCAAGATCATCTTCGCGCACACCCAGAAGATGCAGTTCATGTTTATGACTGGGTAATCGGCTATGAAGCTAGTACTCGGATAGAGTTTGATCGCCAGTGGGGTTATCCAGAACCTCCGCCAGAACCTATAGAACCTATAGAACCTGTACATCCCGCAGTAATTGACGCACTCGCTGGAGAGACCGAATGAAACTATCACACAAAACCGCATCAAAATCCCATCGAGTTCTACTATTCGGGCCGCCCAAATCCGGTAAAACTCAGCTTGCTGGTGAACTCAGCCGAGCCTTCAATCTAATCTGGTTCGATCTAGAGAACGGTGTTGACACACTCCTGAAGCTACCGCCAAAACAGCAGGAACGAATCGAAGTGATATCACTGCCAGATACGCGCAGCTATCCAATCGCAATCGAGACTTGTCTCAAAGCAATCAAGGGAAGCCGTGGAAAGATATGCGAGCAACATGGAAAATGGAACTGCCTCTCGTGCAGCAAGAATCCAGAAGCTACACCATCAGTTGAGATCTGTCTGTCTGAGTTACCTCTTGATACTATTGTGGTGTTTGATTCCCTGACTCAACTCACGAACTCAGCTATCGCACACATTACGAAAGCGCAGCCGGAAGATTACAAGCTAGAATACGATGACTGGGCGAACCTCGGAAAACTCATGGATGTATTCCTGAGTCATGTACAACAAGCTGGTTTCCATGTTGTATGTATCAGTCACGAAACCGAAGTGAAAATGGAAGATGGAAAAGATAAACTTGTCCCCACCGCCGGAACTCGTAACTTCAGTCGAAACACTGCAAAGTATTTTGACGAGGTTGTCTACTGTGAAGTCAAGAATAAAAAACATGCAGTTGGAAGCTCGACAACTTACAGCGGAAACATCCTCACTGGAAGCCGATCTGGTACTAGCCTTGAGTCGGCTGCGAATGCAAGTCTTGTACCGATCTTTACAGGAGAACGAATCACAGTCAACCCTGTTACAGAAAACACACCAGCAAACAAAGCCGCTGCCGGACTCTCAGATCTGAGAGCTAAAATGGCAGCTAGTGCAGCCGCGAAGAATGGAGATAAGTGATGGAACTTGAACTACGCTGGATACTGTCTGAAGGAACCACCGAACAAAGCCCAATACTTCAATATCGCACTAGACATGCAGGAGAGTGGGGTATGGGTGAATGGTGCTTTTGGAGGAGAGTGCCGTTTGTAGTAGTGTCTAAAGAAGAATTTACTGAAATCTTACAAGGAACCACTACGAAATGATCACACCAATCCAATTCATCAAACCTAAGCTGATCGGAATCTGTGGTCACGCTGGCGCAGGTAAAGATACTGTCGGAGATTATCTTCACAAGACTCGTGATAACACATACAAACTAGCCTTCGCTGATCCCCTGAAAGATGCGGCTGCTGCAATGTTCGGCATTCCAATTCTGGAGTTCTATGATCCAGATTACAAGGAAGTGCCGAATGAATTCTGGGGAGTGAGCCCGCGCCAGATTGCACAGTTCTTCGGAACTGAGATGGTCCGAGAGAATCTTGGTCGCCTGCTGCCGGATGTAGCCGAGAATTTCTGGGTCACCCGAATGGTGAATCGAATCACTGGTCAGGGAGAGCAGACAGAATATGATGAGTATGATGTAGTAGTAATCACTGATGTTCGATTCCAGAACGAGTATGATTGGATCATCAGTCAGGGAGGAATCATCATCCACTTGACACGGCCCGGCGCCGATGGTACAGTTGGAATTCCCGGTCACGCGTCTGAAGCTGGTTTGCAGTTTGCCTCTCCCGAACAGACTTACCGTCTCTATAACAACCTAACCTTGGAGTTCTTATATGAAGAAGTGAACAAGATTGTCACGAACGCAAACATTTACCCTTTCTCTAATCCCGATGCATTCTAACCACGCATCACCGAACTAACTAGGAAATCACTATCATGGCACAAGACAATTTCGATATCACCGCAATGCTCGATGGCACCCTTGATGACCTTTCTGATCTGCCAGAATTCAAGCCGTATCCTGCTGGCACACACGCTGTAGTTCTGACGATCATGGATTTGACTGCGAAAGATAAGCGAGTCAACGGACACCCCGGTTTCGAGTTCAAGATGAAGGCGATCGAAACGCTGGAACTGGCGGATTCAAATGAAACTCCGCTTGTCGCTGGCGCAGAAACCAGTTGTCTGTATCTTCTGGACAACCCGATTGGTCAAGGCTCATTCAAGAAAGTGTTGCAATCCGCAGCAGAACACTTCGGCGCCAAAAGCAATCGTGATCTGCTGGCCGATCTGAATGGAGCGACTGTTGCAGTTGTCACACGGCAGCGTCAGAACAAGCAGAAGACGCAGACGTACACGGACATTGTTGAAATGAAGGTGGCGTGATGGCGCTGATATCTTCCGAAACTAAGCAGTGCTCAGAACTGAAGCGCAATCCGTGGCAGGATCCGAAGTTGACACTTGGTGAAGCAATGGATATTCGTATTCAGGAAGCTCGCTACGCTGTTGAACAACTCTGCATTCAGAAAGCAAAGCTCGAGGCGATTGATTGGTTGAAGCTTTCGTACCACGATACGAGGAAGTTGGTCAATTGTGAAGGCTATCCGTTCTAAGATGTTCGATATCACGATGTTCTAACATCATGCACCCACTCTGAGTCACAAGCTCTTAGTGGGTGTATTCGTTAGCACTGTCTACGACTGGAGAATACAATGGCAGAGACAATCTGCGCGTTCATCGGTACTGCCGATGACAAGGAATACATTCCGTATCTCAAAGGAATGTTCAATGGCCATACTACCTTTGTTTGCCTAGAGCCGATCACCCTGCTTACTCATCTGGAGATGTATTGTGAGAAGAAGAACATTACAAGAGTTGTCTGTACCAGTGTTCCGATTCTCCAGAAGCTCGTTGAAAGGCAGGGCTCCAGTAAATTACCTAATTCCATATCAGATTACGCCGGCTCCGTTTTCACTTACAAGAGTCTCGAAATCGTATTTGTTAATCCACTGCGACAATTGTTCACAGTTTCCTACGGAAAGTTTCTTGCGGCTCGGTACATTTCAAAAGTTTGTGCACCGGACTCTTGGAGTGAAGCAACGCCGTTTCAGTGGGGAGTTCTAGATTCCTCCGCCAAAATCGAGGCAGCCTATCATGATCTCTCTACCGCATACGCTATCGCAGTGGATATCGAAACATTTCAGAGTCCCCTCTCGATCAGATGTATCGGATATTGTGGTGTGTTTCTCGGGAATACTGGGGGGCTGGTTACTAGGTCTTATGTCCTACCCCTGGATAGCGTCTATAACCTCCTGTGGATGAGAAAATTCAATGAACTTCCTGCGCAGAAAATCTTCCAAAATGGAAAGTACGACAACGCCTACCTCCTACGATATAACGCTCCTCCTAGAAACTGGCTCTGGGACACTCAGCATTTCTTTCATTGCTGGTATTCCGAGCTACCAAAGGACCTTGCTTTCCTTAATGCCTTCTTCCTACGCAAAGTGGTATACTGGAAGGATCTGGCGGAAACATCAGACCTTTATGAATACTATAAGTACAATGCAATGGATACCTGGGCCACTGCAAATGTCTGGATCCAACAACTTATCGGCGCACCAGACTGGGCCCGGCGTAACTATACACTAGAGTTTCCTCTGGTGTTCCCGTGTTTATTGGCTGAGATGACAGGACTTAGGAGAGATCATGACGCCTTGGTTTCCGCTAGAAATACAGTTGATGCTGAAGAAGAATCAGCTCTTAGCTCTCTTCGCAGAATGCTTGGCGCGCCAGCCTTCAACCCCGGAAGTCCCGTTCAAGTTAAAACTCTTCTTCGGATGCTGGGATGTGGAGATATCGATTCGACCAATGAGAAAGATCTTGCCAAAGCGAAGCTCAGACACCCTCTTAATGGACGACTTATCGACAAGATCCTCACCATCAGAGGACTCAGGAAACTAGCCACTACATATCTCCGCCTAGATAGCGATGGCGAAATCAAGAAATCTACTGGCCGCCTAGAAGGGGGCGCAAAGGAATTCCAGGGACGAATCTTATACAACCTCAATCCGCATGGAACGGATACTGGCAGACTGGCAAGTAGAGAGCATCACTTCTGGTGCGGGCTACAGATACAGAACGTGCCACGAGGCGAACCCGGCGAGCCTTCTCACACAAAAACCACGATCTGCGCCGATGATGGTTTTTATCTCGGAGAGTCCGATCTGGAGCAGGCTGAGTCACGAGACTCTGCTTATATCTCAGGAGATACAGAACTCATTGCCGCGGTATCTGGAACCAGCGATTTCCATTCTTATAATGCGGCTTCATTTTTTGGTCGCCCTTATGAATCTATCTACGATGACGCA